CATAGGCATAGCGGAAGAAAACAGACTTTCGCTTCTATTTGGTGAAAGCAGGGTTTTAGCAGGAGCCCGTTCGGCGGCTTGATAGTCGAAACTTAAGGAGAAACGTCATGGCACTATTCGGATCGTATGCCCCGCCTGGAGTCTACACGAGCGTCGTCATCAGCGGAGGGGGGCAGCCCCTCTTCGGCAGCGCCCGCATCCCCGTCATCATCGGGGAAGGGCAGGAGTTCTTCGCCCAGGACAACGTCGAGCTGCACCGCGGCTCCTCGCCCGTGGCGGACGACCAGGTCGTGAACGAGAACATCTCCGACCAGGTGAAGGCCATCACCAACCAGTTCCAGGCCACCTACTTCCCCGTGGTCACGGGGGACGGGACCGGCACGGTGACGGACGACCCGTCCAAGATGCAGGTCGTGGTGGAGGGGATACCCGCCACCGTCATCTCCCTCGACGGGGAGTCGGGGGCCTTCGTCACGCAGGAGCTCGTCACCCCCGGCCAGAACGTCGAGATCACCTACTACTTCAAGAGGACCGACACGCTCGTCCCCAACGAGGACCTGTCGGCTCAGATCCCGGCCTTCTCGTCCCTCACGGTATGGGACTCGACCCATGCCGTCAGCACCATCCTCGGCACCACCCTGCCGGGGGCCGTGGGCAACGAGGTCACCCTGGCCCTGACGGACGACTACCTGAACTCGCCCCCGGGGACCGGCGTGTCCGACGCCCTGGCCGTGAGCGGTGCGGGGACCGACTCCATCTCCATTGACATCCGCAAGACCGACGGCAGCGTCCGGGACATCGAGGACCTCTACAGCCTCGTCCAGGCCGGGATACCGACCCTGGATGCGGGCTACCTGACGGCGACCGTCCCGGCCCCCGTCACCACCTCCCCGCCCACCGCCTTCCCGCTCAGCACCATGACGGCGACGCACTTCTCGGGCGGCGCGGGCCCGAACAGCAACATGGTCTTCAAGGTCAAGCACGTCCCCATCGTGGACGGCAGCAACGGGGGCGTCGTCACCACCGACCCGACCAAGGTCGCCGTGCTCGTCAATGGGGCAAGTGCCAAGGTCCGGGCGGTCGACGGCGTCCACGGGCTGGTGACTTTGCTCAACCCGGTGACGTACGGCTCCACGCTTGCCGCCACCTACTACACCAACACCTACCAGAACACCTACGACCTGCTGCCGGCCAGCAACGTGGCCAGCATCACGGAAGTCGGGCTGGGGCCGGACCGCAGCGACTTCATCGAGGACACCGACTTCGTCCTCGGCACCGACGCCAACGGCAACGGGACGATCAACTGGGGGGCCAGCACCACCACGGAGGTCGGCACCTCCACGACCGGCTACACCCCGTTCGGCCCGGCGCAGATCACCACCGCGCTGGTGGACGAGAAGGTCTACCTCCGCCCGTGCCACGGCTCGGTCAACGGCAGCAACCTGGCCTTCGTCCTTCCGGACGTGCCGGTCGACGGCAGCGGGCTGTCCCGCCCGACCGACGACCCCAGCAGGATCGCCGTGTACGTCGGGGCCGACCCGGTGTCGGCCCTCACCGCAGGGGCGGTAAGGGTCGTCTCCCTCTCGGGGAGCACGGGGGCGTTCTCCCTGTACGTCCCGCCGACGGCGGGGCAGGGCGTGTACGCCACCTACTGGCGCAACACCCTGAACGACCACAGCTACACCGTGGCGGTCAAGAGCCCCGGCATCCCGGGGCAGGGCACCTATTCCATCAAGGACGAGATCGGGCGCGTCCTGCCCGTGGCGACCAACGGGACCAACATAGTCACCGACACCAACTTCAACACCACCGGCATCGTATGGCCGAGCGCCTTCTCCGACCTCTGGGCCGAGCCCGGGTCGATTGACGAGGTCGTGACGCTGGCCTTCCAGGACGACGGCCTGTCCAACATCAGCATCCCCGCCACGCAGGCGACGCTGACCGCCCAGGGGATCGTCTTCACGGCATCGTCCCCCGGGGCGGCCGGGAATTCCGTCCAGGTCGCCTTCGACACCACGGGAAGCGGGGCACCCCTCGTCAACGGGAGCAAGGTGACGATAAGGGGGTCCATCACCCAGGCCGCCGCGGCGGCGCAGTTCCCCGTGACCGTGTCGGGAATCAGCATACTCGCATCGCTCGCGCCCGGCAACACGGGATCCGTCCTGGTGCAGACGGCCGCCCCCCTGAACCTGTCGGACGGGCAGGACGCCGTCACCGAGCCGTACGCCGACCGCTACCTGGTCACGTCCTCGGCGGCCCCCAAGGGCTCCGCGGGCACGGGGTACCTCGGGCAGACCTACATCGACGCCAGCACGGCGCTCAAGTTCACCATCGTCGACCCGCAGGAGGCGCTCGGCTACGGCTACACCACGCTTCCCTCCCCGCAGTACGCCTTCCGTCCGGGGGACACGCTGACCTTCGTCATCAGCAGCGAGGCCGTCCGCCACACCGGGTCGGCATACTTCCCCTACGGCAACGCGGAGCCGAACAACCTCGTCGCCATCCCGGGCCTCACGACCAAGGTGGCCACGAACTTCGGGGCCAACGTCGGGGACACCGCCATAATCGACACCTTCAACAAGTCGGGGAACGAGCCGCTGGTGGGCGAGTTCTACTACGTGTCGTTCACGGTCGCCAAGGCCGCCTCCGACATGACCATCAAGCTCTACGACACGCCGGAGGACGCCTACGCCGTCTACGGGCAGCCCAGCACGGTCAACCGGGTGTCCCTGGGAATCCAGCTCCTCACGCAGAACGGGGCCCAGCAGTTCGGGGTCATCCAGGTGCCGAAGCAGGCCGGGTTCAACACGGCCTCGGACGCGGACTTCATCTCCGCCATACAGAGCCTTGCCGTGGCGCTGCCGGGAAGCACGCAGAAGGCGGCCGTCGTCGTGCCCCTGAGCACGAGCACGTCGGTCCACCAGTTCCTCAGCAGGTTCCTCATCACGCAGGCGGGCGTCAGGAACAAGGGCGAGGCCATCGGCTTCGTGGGGTACAGCCTCTACACCGACGCCAACACGGCGCGTGCCAACGCCCGGGCAGTCAAGAACGCCCGCATGATCGCCATCGGGATGCCCGCCGCGGCGGTGGTGCTCACCGACTCCCAGACCGGGGTCGGCATCGAGTACTCCGTGTCGGGCGAGTTCATGGCGGCGGCGCTGGCGGGCCTCAACCTCAACCCGTCGAACGACGTGGCCACGACGCTGACCGAACAATCCCTCGTCGGGTTCTCCAGGCTGCTCGTCCAGTACGACGACACGACCATGAACCTGATGGCGGCCGACGGCCTGGTCTGCCTGACCAACAACAACGGGGCGCTCTTCGTCCGGCACTACAAGAGCACGGACCCGAGCAACCCCATCACGTCCGAGCCGACCTGCACGACGGTCACGGACTACGTCTGCCAGTTGTTCAGGGCCGACCTCAAGCAGTTCATCGGGCGCAAGCTGGTGGACGGGCTGACCACGGACATCAGCGTCGTCTGCTACTCCCGGCTGAACTCGCTCATCAACAACCAGATCATCTCCGGGTACAAGGCCCTGAACGTGGTCGAGGACCCGGACGACCCGACCACGGTGGACGTCACGGTGACGTTCAAGCCCATGTTCTCGTTGCTCTACATCAGCGTGACCTTCACGGTCACGACGAGCCTGTAAGGAAAAGAGGGGGAAAAGGTAGGTGCCTTTTCCCCCTCGAAAAGGTGAGGGAATGCAAATAAACCCTGTAGTCACGCAGGCCAGCGGGGTCATCATGATAAGCCTCCAGGCCCTGTTTATAGGGGACCCGGCCGACGCCTCGGACAAGGCCAAGATCGCCGGGCTGGGGGACCCGCAGGTTTCCCTCGTGGGGAACGGGACCTTCACCGACCCGTCCAACCCGTCCTTCACCTTCACCTTCCCATCCACCCAGGATTATGTCGGGATAACGACGGAGATGTCGGGGAGCCAAGTGAGGTTCATGCTGGCCCTCCCGCAGCCGCCCCCCGGGAATCCGAACCAGCCTGCGCCGACGCAGGGCCCGCTCGACTGCATAACGCCGAACCCGAGCCAAGCGGCGATAGTATGGTACAACGCCATGATCTCGGCGATCAGGGCCGCCATGACGGCGCTAAGGAACCAGTCGCTGGTCCCGGTATTGCCTCCGGCGACCATTTAGGAGAGAAGGATGAAATCCAACCTGATAGCCCGCCGTAAGAAGGCAAAGCTGCTGGTCAGCCTCGACACGCTCAGGCAGGCCGTCCAGGAAGCCTACAAGCTGGAGCCCATCCTCCAGTCGACCAACGACGCCCGCTTGGAGCAGCTCCATGCCGCCACCGCATGGCTTTCCGACATCCTTGCACTGGGTACGGACGCGGAAAGGTCCCTGGACGACGCCGCAAGCCCCCGGTATGCCCAGACCGCCAAGAAATACGTGAACTGGATCGGTCAGCTTGCCGGGCAGTTCCGCACCACCGTGAAGCAGACGGAAATGCCGCCCAAGGCCCCGCAGAACGTGGCGGCGTCCTCCGGTGGCGACCTGTGGGTCACCGACAGGGACAAGGAAGACAAGGCCAAGGCCCCGGAGAAGGCTGAGGTGCCGCGCTTGGCGACGAAAAAGACTGCGCAGCCCGCGGCACCGGGCGCGGCCCCCGCAGCGACGCCGCCTCCTCCTCCGCCGGTGCCAGCGGCCGGGCCCGACGGATCGGTGGACGTCCACCAGATGTCCAGCGATGCGCTCAGCAAGGTAGTCAAGGCCCTGGCTGACGTGGAGCTCAACGACAAGGCCGCCCTGGCGCTCGTCGAGCAGGCCGCCAAGGAGCTCAAGGGACGCCCCGTGGAGGCCGCCCCCGAGCCCGCCCCGAAGAAGACGGCCAGCGACATTCCCGGCGATCCGTTGGGGCAGGGGGAATTCCCGTTTGTCGAGGTCCTGGTAAGCATGGGATGGAGCGACGAGGGCGACCCCGGCGTGTTCATGAAGGACGACAGCCGGGTTGAGATACGGGTCGACCACTATGGGTACCAGGTCGAGGTGGATGGGCAGGTCACCGAGGCCGGGTCGGACCCGGAGGAGCTCCACAGGATCGTCGAGGACTTCGACGAGCTGGGCGGCGCGGACGCCCTCGCGAACCGTGGAAAGATCGGAAGCATCAAGGACTTCGGAGGCCTCAACATGGCACCGGCAGAGAAGGAGGCGGCCGGGAAGGTCGCCGTCGCCCCGCCCGGGGCGGAGCACGCCGTGAAGGAGATGAAGAAGGACCCCGACATCGACAACCCGTTCGCGCTCGCATGGTACATGAAGAACAAGGGGGACAAGTTCAAGGGAAGCAGCTTCAAGGAGGCCCAGGCGGCGATGCGCAAGGAGCTTGCCGACCAGTACCTCAAGCTCGCCACCGGTCAGGGCGGCTCCTGGTTCGTCCACAACCAGGACACCCTGAAGGTCACGGAGGATGGCGGGCGTACGCCGGAAATAGCCGAGGCGCACGGGCTGGAGGACGAGGGCCCGGCAAAGCTGGACCGTCCCGCGACCGAGCTGCCGTCCAAGTTCGCGGCGGACACGATGTATTGCACGAAATGCCACAAGGATGCCCACACGAGGACGTCCGGGGGGCTGACCCGCTGCACTGATTGCGGGAGCGTCCTGTTCACCAGCCCCGAGGC